GAAAACAGAAATACGAGACAACACAGTTCGCCGCGATGCTCGGCCGTATGATCGACGCCTACGGCCGACGAGTCGGGGACGCCGATCCCGAGGATCTCGCCGAGATGCTCGAGCTACAACGACGGTTTGACGCCGTCGTGAAAGACGCCGTCCGGGTCCAGCGTGAGAATCACGGCCGCTCATGGGCCGAGATCGGAGCCGCGGCCGGAACAACACGCCAAGCAGCACAGATGAGATGGGGGAAATGAGCAGCACCGTTTAGTGCAAACCGCGTCAAACCGTGGAAACCCGCGTCAAACCGTCCTCCGGTTGACGCGGGTTTTTTCGTCGGATCGTTGCTCTCGTGGGATTCCTAGACAAAGCACGGGCTCTGTTCGGTTTTTCGGCGTCGTCCGGTTTCGGCGACGCCTACCAACTGGCCTCGCCTTTCTCGATCGGGACCGGCCTCGCCCCGGTGATCGCCTCGGATCTGGGCTACACCGGGACCGGGCTACCCGCGACGCCGCTCGAGGCGCTCTCGTGCCCGCCGATCTACCGGGGGATCTCGCTCTACTCGACGCTCCTCGCCGGTCTCGTCCTCGAGTACGACGACGGAACCGAGCTCTCCGAGGAGGACGCATGGATGAACCGGACAGAGGGCTCGATCACTCCCGGGCAGCGGCACGCCGCGCTGCTCCAGGATCTCATCTTTCATCGGGACTCTGCCTATTGGGTACAGCGGGACGGGGAGCGGATCCTCGGCGCGCTGAAGCTGCCGCGGGAGTTGTGGGGGCTGGACTGGCTCGGGAATATCGTGATCGGTGGCCGACCGGCTCCCAGGCAGGAGGATTTCATTTACTTTCAGTCGCTCATGCCGCTCGGTTTCCTCGAGTCCGGGGCCTCGTCCGTGGAGCACTACCACGATATCCGCAACACCGTGCGCTCCCGGAGTAAGAATCCGATCCCTATGGTCGAGCTCCATATCACGAGCGAGTTCGAGGGGACCGAGGCCGAGCTCACCAAAGCACAGAGAGACTGGAGCATCGCCCGGGCCGCGGAAAACGGGGCCGTCGCGTTCACCCCGAACGGGATCGAGCTCAAGCCGCACACCGGATCCGGAGGTGACTCTGAGATGCTCATCGCCGCCCGGAACGCCGCCCGGTTGGATTTCGCGAACTTCCTGAACCTCCCGGCCGCGCTGCTCGAGGGAGCGAACGGGACGAGCGGAACCTACGAGAACACGCTCCAGACCAAGGACGAGCTCGTTACCCTCTCGCTCGCGACGTGGACAACACCGATCGAGCAGCGGCTCTCCCAGCCGGACGTGACCAAGTCCGGGAAAGGGATCCGCTTCCGTACCTCGGATCTCACGAGCGCCGACGTGAAAGGCAACACCGGAACCGCCACGCCAACCCCCGCCGTCCCCGTCCCCGTAGGAGAGATCACACAATGACGACAGTGGAGCTATATGGTGAGCTGCTCACCGCCAAATCAGAGGACATGTCCCTCGAGTACAACCTCCTCACCTATGGCGAGGAGGGCCGGACCAATAAGGGCAAAGTCACCGTTGACAAGGGAGCGCTCGAGATCCCGTCCGGGCAGATGCCGGTCAACGACGAGCACGTCCCCGGAGTGCATGTCGGCTACCTCACCGCCGCCGACGCCGGGGACCATATCCAGACCCGCGTGCAGTACTACGCCACGCCGGAGGGAGAGAAAGCCTACGACGACGCCGTTACGGGCAAGCGCCGCGGGATCTCCGTCGAGGTGCTCAAGCCGATTATCAGGGGAGGCAAGCTGCTCGCCGGTCGGCTCGTCGGCGCGGGGATCGTCAAGGCTCCCGCGTTTCCGTCCTCGCTCCTCCTCGCCGCGGATTTCGGCGGCGAGGAGGCTCCCAGCGGCTCCGGGGAAGCGGCTCCGGCCGCGGATCTGGACGCCGCTCTCGACGCCGCGGCCGCAGCGGTCGAGGCAGGGGATCTCGACGCCGCCGCGGCGGCGATCGCCCAGGCGAAAGAGAAAGCCGATGAAATACCCAAAGAGAAAGAGAATCCCGAAGTGACACAGCCGCTCACCGCTTCCGCTCCTCCCGCTCCCGCCAACACCGAGGGACTCCTCGCCGCTTTCGCCGCCGCGATCGGCGCTCCCGCTCCCGCTCCGGAGAAGACGCCGGAGGAGGAGGAGAAACTCCTCGCGACCTCCACGCTCACCGGATTCTGTGACGTGATCCGGGCGATCGACTCCGGCTCCCTCGGCAACGGCGACAAGCTCAAGGCCGCTCTCGCTACCGTCACCCAAGAGGACGTCCTCGATCCCGCCGCGCAACCGGCCTACCTCGGCGAGCTCTGGACCGAGACGGAGTATTCCGAGCGCTTCACCCCGCTCGTTACCTCCAAAGACCTCACCTCGCTCACCGTCCGCGGCTGGGAATGGGTGGAGGGTATGACGCCGATCGCGGACGACTGGGAGCCTCCCTACACCCAGGGCGATTACGACGCCGACCCGCAGGTGCTCTCCTCGATGAACGACATACCCTCCCGGCCGATCCAGGCCGTCGCGAGGGAATGGACCGCGAAGCGGATCGCCGGTGGAAACCGTTTCGACCGGGCGATCATCGACTTCCCCGTCCCCGGGCAGCTCGAGAGCTACCTCCGCGAGCAGACGGAGTACATCAAGCGCCGCCGCGACCAGCGCGTCAAGGAGCACTTGATCTCCATCGCGAAACCGATCGTCGGCACCGGGACCGATATCGCGAACGCATGGCGGAGGATCATCCTCGGATGCCAGCACGTGCTCGAGGACACCAAGCCGACGTATGCGATCCTCGGCAACGACATTTACCGGGATCTGCTCGGCTCGGACATGCTGGAGAACCTCGCGCTCCTCGAGACCTCCCTCGGCCTCGAGTCCGGCTCCATGGCCGGGTTCAAGATCCAGCCTGCCCCGATCAGCGAGACGGCGCTCAACGGCCGCGTGATCGTCGGAGCCGCGGCCGTCACGGTCCTGCACCAATCCGGAGGGGACGCTCCGATCCGCGTCGATGCCCAGGAGCTCCAGAAAGGCGCGATCGACAAGGCCGTCTTCTCCTACTACCTGCTCCGCTCCAACACTGTGCATGTCGCCGGGCCTCCGGAGACCAACTATGCCAAGTACGGCGTCGTCGAGGTGACTGACTGATGCACCCGTTGAACAAGCTCAAGCAGGACGGAGCCGAGCTCGTCACCCGCGAGGAGCTCGAGGAAGCACTCGCCCCGATCCGCGCCGCGCTGGAGATCGGCGAGCTCTACGACGTCGTCCTCGACGAGTCCGGGGAGCTCGTCGAGGGCGAGGACGAGATCCCCGTCGAGCTCGACGAGGAGGAGGAGCCGACTCCGCGGAGGTCCAGGAAGCGGAAACCGGAGAACGTGGATCCGCTGGATCTTGTCCCGGAGCCCGAGGAGGAGGGATAGCTCGTGCCGCTCATCGGCTGGCTGGATCCGGAGACGGATCTCGGGGACTGGATGGACGCTCCGGAGGATGATCTCGAGCTCAGGAGTTTCCTTGAGACCGCCTACGAGAAACTCCTCGAATGGGCTCCGGAGCCGGTCCCTACGGGCTTGCTGCTCGACGAGGACGGCGAGACCGTCCTCGACCCCGTCCCCGCCCGTTACAAGTACGCACAGCGGCTCCTAGCGCAGCATCTCGCGGCGCGGAAACGGGCCGGGGACGGGGAGGGTTTCGGCTCGGACGGGTTCATGATCTCGACCTATCCGCTCGTCCGGGAAGCCTACGAGGCCGTCCGGCCGCGCCGCTCACCGCTCAAGGGGCTCCTATGAGCGGCACGACACCACGACAGCAGCTCGCCGCTCAGATCCAAGCCGATCACCCGGCATGGCTCGTCGCCGATTTCCCGGTCGTCCCCTCCCAGGTCCGGCGCGGGAAGCCGGTTGTCTCGGTGTGGCGCTCGGATCTCTCTCCGGCTCCGAACCGGCCGCTCCTCGCTCACGAGCTCACGCTCCACGTCTACGGCTCCAAGGTCCAGGGAGTCGAGGCCGAGAACGAGCTCGACGACATACTCGACGGCGTGATGCTCTCGATCGAGCGTTACAAGGGATGCGTCTTCACCCGCGCCACGCGGAGGCAGTTCGCCGACGACGCTTTCTCCGGTTTCGAGATCCTCGCTCTCGCCTACTCACCGAACATTTACCGCGCCGCCGTCCTACAAGAAAGGTCAACACCGTGACTCTCCAGCCGCACAACCCGTTCGTGATCGAGGACGTGATGCTCACCCTCGGCACAAAGGAGTTCACCACCGCGTGCGACTCCGTCTCCCTCGTTCCCACCACCGCGAAGCTCCGGTGGAAGCCGGTCAACGGCAAGAAAACAACGATCGTCGCCAAACCCGATTGGGCTCTGACGCTGAACGTCGGGCAGGATTTCGACACCGAGGGGCTCATGCACGAGCTTATCGAGGGGCACGGCGAGACGCGGACATTCAAGCTCCAGCCGCTCGGCTCGGGAGACCTCGCCAAGATCGAGGGCACCGTGACGCTCGAGGCCGTCCAGGTCGGCGGAGGCGCGGAAACGATCGCCGTCTCCGGCGTGACGCTCGACGTCGAGGGCCAACCGGTCTTTACATGGAGCGCTGCTGAGTAAAATGCCGGGCTCGATCATCAAGCCGAGTGCGGCGACGTCGAAACAGTTCGCCGCCGTCGCACTCGCGCTAAAGCTCGTCGAGCGGAACGTCCGGAACGATATCAACCGGGAAACCCGCGCCACACTCAATCCGGTTTGGCGCTCGGTAGTGAACAGTAACGCCGTGACGCAGATGGATCGGCTCGTCCTCGCCAAAGGGGCCCGGGTCAAGCCGGGAAACCCGACCGTGCTCACCGCTGCCTCCTCCCGCCGTCCGCTCTCCGGGGGACTCGTCCCGGACGAGGACGCGAGGGTCTGGGAGTTCGGTTCCCGGAAACGGGAGAAGGTTAAGAAATACCAGCGCCGGAACCGGGCGAGCTCCGGATCCCATAGCGTCTCCCGGCACACCTCCCGGCAACTCCCGGCACCGGACAAGGGCCGCGTCGTCTATAAGTCGTTCGCCGAGATCGCTCCCAGGCTCACGAGCCTATGGGTTCAGATCGTCGTCCGGAACATCTACGAAGCACACGAGAAGAGGTAGAGCCGCGTGGCAATAAACGTCGAGATCATCTCGGACGTCTCGGACGTCGTCAAGGACACCAAGACGCTCTCGGACCGCTACGACGACGTCTCCGACGCGCTCAAGGATCTCGCCAAAGCCGGAGACAAAGCCGGAGACAAGATCGAGGACGCTTTCGACGACGGGATCCGCGCCGCGAAAAAGCTCGACGACAAAGCCGACGCCGCGTTCGACTCCATCTCCCGCAACGCCAAAGCGGCCGGGGACGACGTCGGCCGCTCCCAAAAAGAGGGGTTTCGGGAGGCCGGGGAGGGCCTCGATAACTTCAAGGAGGAAGCAAACTCCACCGCGAAAGAATCCGCGGCCAGTTTCGACGGCTCCGCGGAGTCCATCCTCGGCTCATTCCAGGAGATCGCCGCGAACGCTTTCGCCGGCTTTGGTCCGGCCGGCGCCGCCGCGGGTTTGGCTATGGCAGCGGGGATCGGGATCGCGGTCACTGCCATGCAGAAAACCGCCGAGGAGGCAACGGAAGCCAAACAAAAATCGGTGGACATGATCGACTCGATCAAGGAAGCCGGAGGAGATCTCGCCAAGATGGATCTCTCCGAGAAGATCATCGCGTGGGGCCGGGAGGTGATGGAGGACAACTGGATCACCCTTTGGGCCAACGAAGCCTCTACCCGGTTCCAGGAGACCGCCAAAGACGCGAAAGAGTTCGGCGTCACCTCGCGGGACGCGATCCGGGCCGCGGCCGGATCCGCGGACGACTCGAGGAAGTTCCTCGACGAAACCGCGGACGACTGGCAGCGGCTCACCAAAGAGATCGAGGCCGGGGCGAGCGTCACCGAGGACGGCGTCATGGCGTTTACCGACGCCTCCCGCGCCGCGCAAAAGAAACGGGACGCGCTCTCGGATCTCCGCGGACAGGCCGAGGAGAACATCAGGACCACCGCGGACGCCGTCGAGATCTACGAGCTTGAGAAAGACGCGCTCGATCACACCAAGGAAGCCGCGGAGGCCGCGGCCGAGGCGATCCAGGAGAAAGCCGACGCGAGCTCCGAGGCAGCTAACGCCGCGATGGACCTCGTCGGGGCCGAGAACACTTGGATCGAAACCCTCAAGCAGATGAACGAGGACATCAAGACCAACGGCAAAAACCTCGAGGCAAACACCGAGGCCGGACGCGCCAACCGGGAAAGCCTCGTCGATATCGCCGCCGCTGCGAACTCCTACCGGGACGCCGCGATCGCGGCCGGGGAGGGCACCGACAGCGTCACCGCGAAAGTCCAGGCGAGCCGGGACGCTTTCATTAACGCCGCGATCGCGGCCGGTGCCAGCGAGGAGCACGCCCGGGGACTGGCGGACAGCTATGGGCTCATCCCGGGCAACGTCGAGACGCTCATCAAGGCCAACGGGACCGAGGAAGCCAAAGCGGCGATTGAGGCGATCCCTCCGGCGAAAGACACCAAAGTCACCACCACCGAGGAGGGCTCGGCCGAGGCCCAGGCCAAGATCGAGGCCGTCGAGGGCAAAGCGGTCGAGGTCAAGGTCGCCACACCCTCCGGGGATCTGGAACGGGTCCAGTCCGGGATCGACGGGATCAAGGGCAAGAACGTCGATATCTCGGTCCGGCTCGGCAACGCCTCAGCGATCCAGGCCGAACTCGACCGGCTCACCGCTCCCCGCACCGCCTACGTCACGATCCAGCAGCGCCAAGGAGAGCCGGTAATCTAATGGCACTAATCACCGCTACACCGGATCCCGCGACGGCAACCGTCGAGCTCGTCCTCGACCCCGCGCTCGGGATAACCGCGATCCTCCGCGCCGACGCGAACGGAACACGCCCGGTCCGGCTCCGTACCGGGGATCTCCCGGCCTCCGGCACGATCACCGTCACCGACTACGAGGCCGCGGTCGCCGGACCGCTCTTTTACCGTGTCCTCGGCGCGGCCGCGGAGCCGGTCTGGACGTCCCTCGACCTCGAGCTGCCCCGTTTCATTCTCCCCTCGATCCCGCATTTCTCTATCGTCGCCCAAACCGTTCACGGCTACTCCGCCGGGAGGGCCTCCCGGGCAACGTTCCATACAGTGATCGGCCGGGACGATCCGCTCGTCGCCGAGGGACGGCTCTCCTCCCGGACGGGGATCCTCGACGTCTGGTTCGGAACCTATGCCGAGGCCAGAAGCCTCGAGGACATGCTCGCCCGCGGACAAACGGCAATGTACAGGCAGGCCGAGCACCCGGGGATGGACATGTATTTTCACGTCACCGACACCGGCGTCGTCCCGGACGAGGTTTCGTGGAAACTCACGGCCAACTACATCGAGGTCGGCTTTCCTCCGGGGAACGTGCTCACGGATAAGACGTGGACGTTCACCAAGCTCGCTCAGGTCGGCGGGAGCTTTGACGAGGTCACCGAGGACTATGCCTCGTTCCATGATCTCGCGGTCGGCGAGGCGACATGACAGCGCCGTTCGACGTCAAGGCAGCGGAGCTCATTACCGGGCCGCTCCGGCACGAGGCCGAGCTCACCGCTCACCCGCTCACCGGGGATCCGTTCGCGCTCGAGATCGACGGGACCGATCTCGCGGTCACGTTCTCCGAGGACTGGAGCCCGTATGTCCAGGCGTCGATGAGCTGCAAAGTCCCCGAGGATCAGGAGGAGCTCGACCGGCTGGATCCGCGGAAACTCTGCCGCGTCTCGATCAACGCCGGATACACCTATCCGGATAACGAGACGGAGATCTTCCCTCTCGCCGACCTCCATCTCCGCCGCCGCGCCGTGAACCGGCCGAGCAACCTCCTCGAGCTCACCGCGTCCTCGGACGAGTCGATCACCCAGGACTACACATGGCGGGCCGATTTCCCGCTCATGCCAACGACCGGGATTAACGAGGCCGTCGCGTGGGGTCTTGATTTCGCGACGATCCCTCACGGCTATCAGCTCGCCTCCGCGTTCGGGAACGGCACCGACGCCGCGGATCTCGCCGAGCTCGCGATCGGCCGCGGGGATTCAATGTGGAGCATGCTCGACGAGATCGCCACCCGGACCGGACGCCGGATTTACTGCGACGAGTTCGGGATCTGGCAGATCCGCGACCGGCCGGAGCTCGCCGGGACGCCGTCGCATTATCTCGAGGTCGGCGCGGCCGGTACACTCACCGACACCTCGACCGAGCTCTCCCGCGAAGGATGGTTTAACGAGGTCTATCTCCGCAACGGATGGAAAGACGGGGCCGGGAACGACGTCCTGATTATTGGGTCGGCCGCGGTCACCTCCGGGGAGTTCGCGGTCGGTACGGTCGGCTGGAAATGCTTCTACCACGAGTCGGACCGGCCGATCACCCAGGACGCCGCGAACAAGGCCGCGGCCACGAAACTTAAAAACCTCGTCTCCCGCGGCCGCTCGCTCCGGCTCACCGCCGCCGCGGCCTACTGGCTCCGGCCGGGAATGACGGTTTCCGTCACGCTTCCCTCCGGGGCCCCGGCACTGTGTCTGATCCAGGCGATCACGTTCCACCCGCTCACAGGACTCATGGATATCACCACACGACAGCCGCTCAACGTCACGATCAGCACAGGAGAGTAAAGAAAATGGCCACACCCTATCGGCTCTATACCGAGATCCCCGGAGGCGTGGCTCCGGACGTCCCCTATCGCGTCAACATCGCGCTCCGGGAGATCGACGCCGACGTCCAGGAGATCTCCGGCGAGGCTCTCGCCGCGACGGCGTCCGCGGCCGCCGCGGCCGAAGCGTCAACGATCGCGGTCGGAGCCTCCTCGACCGCTACCGCCGCCGCGAGCCAAGCCACGATCGACGTCGACCGGCTCGAGACGGCCCTCGCCGCGATCGACGGCGAGGCTCTCGCCGCGACCGTCGCCGAGGTCCAAACCGTCGCGGAAGCAGCGGCTATAGCAGCGGCCGGAGCGATCGCTCCGGCCGTCGAGGCCGTTACCGCCGTCCTCAGCGATCCGAACAACTCCGCGACGGCGATCCTCCGGGCCCGGGCGGCAAGGAACATTCTTGACTACGGCGTCACGCGCGGGACGGCCGCGTCTCAGACCGTCGCGATCAAAGCGGCTCTCGACGCCCATCCGGGAGAGGCGTTCTACTTCCCTCCGGGCGACTACCGGCTCGACACCGGGCTCGTCGTCTCCCAGGCGAACAGCCTCCATCTCGCGGACGGCGCACGCCTCTACGCTGGCGCGGCCATGACGACACTCATCACCTATCTGTGGAGCGGCTCCGGTTTCGCCGAGGACAAGGCTCTCATCGGCGGTCTGCTCGACGGGAACCTCAACGCGAACCGGATCCTCTCGATCGGTAAGGTCATCCGGTTTACCCTTTCCCGGACCAGCTTCAAGAACGGCATTAACCGAGGGCTCGTAACCGAGGCGGGCCTCGGCGCGGAGTTGTTCGCCTACGATCTCCGGTTTTATAACACCGGGATCTCGAACATCGCGGACAATATCGCGATCGAATCCAAGATGGGCGACTCGCACTATCGGGACATCGTGGTCCGGGACTGGACAGTCGCCGTCAAGGACACGAGCGCGAACCGATGGGACCGGGTCCACCCGTGGATTAGCCAGGACGCGGGCGCGGTCACACAAATGACGTCCCGCTACCCGGCCTCGATCGCGTTCGACCTCACCGGAGCATCCGACGTTCAGGCATGCGTCTCGGACACCTACCGGATCGCCTACAAGAGCCGCACCAACGGCACCGGCTACACCGCGCCGCCGCGGCTGCTCAACGCCCGGGCGATGTGGGCGAACGATCCGATCCTGCCGACCTCGCTCGCAGTGGCAAATCCGGCCTACGTCCTCGACAACACAGACGGCGTCGGCCTAATCAGCGACCGGCTCACCATGACGGGCCACACCGCGGCTCCGGCGAACCTGCTCACCGGACCGACAACGAACATCACCGGCCGCAACACGTTCTCCTACGGCTACGTCAAGGGAGCCCAGGGAACCACCTCCGACCCGCTCGACTACCGGGGAGGGATCCAGCAAGGAACCTTTCTCTTTACGCCAACGATCTACGGCTCAGGCGGCGCGGGAGTTCACGCCTACACGACACAAAGCGGCCGCATGGTGGTAGCTGGCGACACCGTTACCTACTTTGTCCGCGTCATTGGAACACTCGACAGCACAACGGCGTTCGCCGGCTCCCTCCGGGTCGGCGGGATCCCGCTCCCGGTCGGCGCGACGAACGTCCGGGACGGCTCCGGCGCGGTCGGTTACGCCGTCAACATCAACGCACAGTCGGCCGTCATTTTCGCGAACACGGTCCCCTATGTCTCCATCATGAACAACCAGGGAGCGGCTGGGGTCCGGGAGGTCGATATCCCCGCGAACGCACTCCGAGGCAAGGCCGTCGACCTCATGTTCTCCGTCACCGTGACTCACTTCAAGGCATAAGGAAAGGCCAGAAAATTGACCTACACGATCGACGAGTCGCTCTCGGATTCCGAATACACCGCGGCCGGGGACGTCCCCGGCACGTTCGGCGGCACGCCGCGCCGGATCGAGTCGATCACGATCCACCATTGGGGAGTGTTCGGCCAAACCCATGACGGCGTCGTGGACTTCTTCCTGAAACACAGCTTTACGACGTCGGCGCACTTTGTTGTCTCGGACGGCCGGATTCATTGCCTCGTGTCTCCGGCTAATGCCTCATGGGCCGCGGGAAACGCCTACGGGAATGCGACGTCGATCCATATCGAGTGCCGCCCGGAGGCAACGGACGGGGACTATCTCACGGTCGCGTGGCTCGTGGACTTCCTCCGGGACCACTACGGGCCGAACCTGCCGCTTATCCCGCACCGTTACTGGCAAGCGACGGCATGCCCGGGCAAGTGGGATCTCGGCCGGATCGACGATCTCGCCCGGGCCGTGGAGGCTCCCGTCCCCGCTCCGGCTCCTCCGGCACCCGCGCCGATGGTCCCTCGAGTGTTCGGCGACGACGAGCTGCACTGGATCGTCGAGCCCGGGGACACCCTCACGAAGATCGCGAACTACTACGGCCGGACCGTCGCCGAGATCGCCGCCTACAACAACATCGACCCGGACCGGATCCAGCCAGGGCAACGGGTCTGGATCCCCGGGCCGCTCTATTGGTACGTCGAGCCCGGGGACACCCTCGGCGCGATCGCGGCCTACTACGGGATCTCGGTCGAGGTGCTCGCGGCGCGAAACGGGCTCGCCGACCCGAACCGGATCGGCGTCGGACAGCGACTCCAGATCATCTAAGCGAAAGGCGAATTATACGGTCTTGACAAGCATGTTAGGCCAAGAACATTACGCAAAAAATCTAAATGTGACATTTAGGGGGAAGCGTGGCAATAGATACCAGCATCAGGCCGACAGCGAAAGTCGCGGCCTCGACGGCGGCTCTCGCCGTCGTCTCGCTCGCGATCGCGCTCATCGAGTGGCTCGCCGGGATCGACGTCCCGGCCTCGGTGGAGATCCCGCT